TGAAGCGATGTAAGTGATAGTATTTTGCTTACACATTGATATTGACATATCTTAGAAAATATCATAAATAAGATATGTGGCTAACGGGAACACATTGTGTGCTACAGAGCGCTTAAATAGGCGTACCATTTAGTGGCTAAGTTGTGAGAGATCACCACCCCGTTCGACCCTCCTTCGGGAGGGTCTTTTTTTATCTATGCTTTCTCTTCTTAAGCCTACGACGAGGCAGTGTTGTGAAGGGCTATTGGGTCATCATAGATGAATGTAGACTACATGATTTAGATTGGTTCCATAATCATGATGTATTAATGCAGATGTTCACACAATCATCATCATATCACATTTCAAAAATTAGTCGTTTTAGAATTAAATAATATGATTATATACCACCTTTTGCTAAATATCTTTTTGAACGGGAGAATATATTATGATAAAGCAGATTAGGGATAGTATTATTGTGTTTATAATGATGCTGATTACAGTTACTGCGGTCACACTTATAGCATCTGCTTATTTAGAAAGTGAAGATGATGTCACATTAATTCAAGACAAGTTTGAACAAGGTCTTGGAATTGATTAAAATATAATATATCCTATGAAAGCGAGAATGCCACAGTTTATGATTGTAGCACCGTATCCAAAAAATGCACAGGCTTGAGCTTTGGTCATATTAAAGATATAATGTTCATCCATATATAGCAACCTTGTGTATTTCTATTTATGGTATATGAGCAAATCTATACACATAATGAATAAATATTATTCTATAGGAACAATTTCATGCTTATTATCATACCGATACTAATGGTCTTATTATCAGTTTTCATAATATATGATTGTGAAAAGAACTGGACAATAAATCTGAAAAGTAAGCGTAGAAACCGTTCTGCATATAAAGATAGTCTTATCATGTTTGTTGTGATACTCATATTATTATGCCTGATGATGCCTTTTATATAACACCTTTACAAGCAGTATCCATACACAGTTCATGGGTATCATGGAGTTTGTAATGACACCATTATCAACATGGGATATATCTACTAGACGAATGGCTATATCTGTTGGTAGTGCTTACGACCTTGATCATAAACTAAGACTACCATACATTTATGAAGGGAATTTCGTATGTGACAGCCACATCTTTCTAAATCCTAGATTAGACTATGCATATAGCACAAAAGAATTTCTAGGAATGAACGCTATTGCATTTACTATATCAAGAATATTTGAGGATTACCCGCGCAATAAGGAGGTTACCAAAATTTGTGAGGTTAATATTGGTGCTTATGGTCTTGTTAGAGGTATGTGACAATGAAATCACCGTTATCTATATGGAACGCTACATCTAATCGTAATGACTATTGGTATAAAAGTGGACCAGATGATAATGCAGATATACAAGAGACTATTATAACTTTAGACTCAAACAATTCAATATGCCTAGATAGCACAATCGGTATGATTATAAGAATTTCTAATATTGACAGATTTAGCTATGATACAGATAAACCCCTTGTATTTTTGCCATACGTGACACTCACTCGATATTATGATGAGATTTATAAATCACAAATTACATGAATGGTGGTATTTCCATTCCTAGAAGCCTACACATACTCGTTATTTGCCAGAGTGTGACAAGTGCAATAAGCATACGTGAATGAACTATATGAGCATCCTGACCACGTACAGGACAATTACTATAGAATTGTGACGCAGCTTTGGACACATCATATAAATGTGTAGCAATATGGTGAGGCTCAAGCGTAAGATAGGCTTTATCAAACATGCGTGGATACTCTGCTAAGAGCATAATAAGATTACGTTCTATATCAGTCTTAACACAAGGCAACGCTTCATCATCACCTTCCCATTCAGTATCATCCACAAGCTTTTGTAATCGAACGGCTGTATATAGAATATATGGTGCGGTCATCCCCTCATTCTCTAATGCTCGATTAATATCAAATTTATAATTAGTCATACGATTAGTTTTAAGATCACTGAACCGTACAGCCGCTGATGCAATTTGACGAGCAATTTTTTTCTTCATCATATAAGGGACATTAGTCTGACCACCCAAGTCAGACATATTAACACGCTCAAGCGCCTTCTGGTCGGCTAAGTCTAAAAGCTCTTCAAGACTCATATTATCACCATCACGCGTCTTTAATGGTTTGTTATCTTCACCATTAACAGTACCAAAACCAACATGTTGTAATTCTATACCATAAGCATAGCCCGTTTTTTTAGCAGCACGAAACAATTGCTCAAAGTGTAATGACTGACGCTGGTCTACCACATAAATGATTTTATCGCATGTATATTCTTGACGATAACGAATAGTTTGTAAATCAGTCATACCATATCCATAAAGTCCTGCACTATTTTTCAACATCAATGGAGGGTAATCTTTATTATCTGATGGTTCCTCAACACGAATAATATATGCACCATCACTAAGTTCAACACCATTTGTGTTAACAATCTCATCAAAAGGCAATCCATTGATGTTAACTTGCTCACCATCATAAAGATCAAACGTAATACCCAAACGTTGATAAGTCTCTTTAATCTGTGGTAAACACATTTTAATAATATAGTTAGTATAAGTGGGAAACACATAATTTTGAGAATTCAGAATGTTCTGTTGCACATTCTGTTTATAAGCTTCATCAGTTTCATAACGTTTACGACCATTCTTATATAGAATGCCAAGATATTCTACTGTGCTTTCAGTTTCACCATTCTTAATCTCTTCTTCTATGATGCCCATATGAAGTCCGAAGTCACCATAATGAATATCTGATGTTGTATGATGACCCACTTTTTTCAAAATATTATTGATGGTATCACCCAAAATGGCAGAACGCATATGTCCCACGTGCATAGGTTTAGCTAAATTTGGACCACCATAGTCTAAAATAATATCTTGAATGGTTTCATGATAATCTACAAACCCATCAGAGTTATTATCACATAATGAACGAACATATGAGGCAATAACCTGCTCAGATGGTGTAATCCACATGATGCCATATTCATTAAAGGTTACATCATCAATGTATGCATCATTGATGAGATACTCAGAAACTTGTTTCACAAATGGATCAACATCAATCCCAAGTTCTTTCGCAATTTTTATACATCCAGCATACTTGTATGTAATATCTTTCTTTTCAAGCTTACCATAATCAGCAACATTTAAACGAGAACCCGCTTTAAAAAGTGCAGCCTCAACAACTGCAAAAAGCTTATCTACCAAATTCATCATATCATAACACCCATTGACTTTGGAATAGTCTTATAGGTATATCTCATCATATGCAATCACTATCATCCCCTCTCACGCATTTATGGCCACTTGATTTTCATTATGTGACAGGCTATTCAAAAAGGGTCTACTATGCGAGCGATATTCATATTAAGATATTATCAACTTTAAATATAAATGGTATGTATTATTCCTCTGCCAATATTCGAAAATACGATAATTTTGAATATTTGTTTGAAAGTAGTAATCGTCCCATAATGATGAATGATTTACTATTCACATTAGGAAAAGAGATATGACCAGCCCATTACATTATCTTGAGCCATATTCCCTACGATTACACAATGATGTTAGATTTATATATTGTATTGATACACATACATATGATCGATATGTCTATGTTTCATTAGGACATAGTAATGGAATGTTCTCTATTGTCGCTACTGGTGCTGGTACTGATATGGTCAAATACTATTACAATGAAACGCGCCCGTCCATGATAAGTTTTTACAAATATAAACACGAACTAAAGGAGCTTTTATCATCTAAAGTTTATAAAAGAGTACTAATGAATGGTTCATATGACAATAGAGGTTCTGAATATGACTAGTCCATTACATTATCTTGAACCATATTCCCTAAGTGTCCTTTCTGATGCTGAATTTTTGTATTGTATGGATAATGCAAAATATATAATTATGTCTAGGATAACATATTCACAACATGATATGAAATTATATGTATCGTTGGGAACAACCTTTGGCATGTTTACATGCTGTGATCAGTTGGCTACCAAAAGTCATTACAAACATTTGCATAGTTCATTAGACCCCTCTATGGTAAGCTTCTACAAATATAAACACGAGCTAAAGAAAATGCTACCCACATCCTTCTATAATAGTGTTATAAGAGGAGGCTCATATGACAATCGTAACAAGTCCTATTAACGAGATTGGTATATTCACTACCCCTAATTTTTCTAATAGGATGATAACCCGTAATAAATGTTATATGATTTACGATCATTGTCTTGATAGACGTATGTATATAAATTTACGTTCAAGCAAACATATGCTAATTATCCATAGTTGTGTTGCTAACATTAATTATTTTTGTTATGGAGGCAGCTACCCAAAGAGACAAACCTATGAATTATTTAAACTCATGTGTCGCTAAAAGTCCTATACCAGATATTATAGATTGTAAGGTTAGATTCATTAATTCTAGTATTACAACACAAGCACCCATATATATTATGGATAATGCATATGTTGCAAAATATATAATGTTATGTGATAACGCATGGACCGATATGCTAGTTTATAATGATACAAACTCGAAACCAAATAGCCTAAGAATGAACCTGTCCACATCATCAGAAAAATTTTTAAGAACTAAGTTAGGCAATAAGTTATTCGAGGAGTATATAGGATGACTATCCGAACATCACCTTATGATTATATTCCACTATGGATTGATAATACTCCGCCCATGTTTCACAATGCATATATACACGGGTCTGGACGATATGAGCACTATATGTTAAATTTGAAATACACATTAGGAATGTGGGATGTAATGATTACATTCCTATCACCATCTCCTCCTGATAGTCTACTATACTGTGCCAATGCAATTCGTATAACAAAAATTCTAACAAAAGAACAATACACGACCTTCATGCTAAAAAGACCACACACACACAAGAGTTGACATATGCTCATGATGAGCATAAATAGAATTATCAGCATCGAATGTACGTTCAATATGCTGACCATACTGCGGAAGAGAAGGAGCAGGATATGTATGAATATGACTACGGTGTCTTCATAGGAAGATTCCAACCGTTACACAAAGGACATGTAGCGGTTATTGAAAAAGCACTCACTAAAGTTGAGAAGCTTATTGTCCTTATTGGTTCCAGTAATTTTAACCGAAGAGTGCGTAATCCGTTTACATTTGATGAACGTAAAAATATGTTCACATTTGTTGATAGCATCAGTAAGGCTATTGCTGATAAGCGTATTATCATTCTACCCCTTGAAGATAAGATGTATCAAAATCAGGCATGGTTGCGGCAAGCTCAAGACATTGTGTTTGATGTCACTAATGAGGATGGATGGCGAGACAAACCCAAGAAGATTGCACTTGTTGGTTCTCAGAAAGATGGAACAGGGTTTTATCTCAACCAATTTCCACAGTTCTCATCTGTTCCCGTGGTTCATGTAATACCACTAAATGCTTCTGATATTCGCCTAAGCATGTATGAGCAGCATCATGCTCATACACAGTATAATCGTAATCCCGAAGATATGATGCCAATCAAAGTCGCATTATATGTTAATAGTCTCATGCGTGAGGATTGGTTCACAGAAGTGCGCCAAGAATGGGAATGGTCAGAAGCACAAAAGCTATTATGGGCTAATGCACCTTATACACCAACATTTAACACTGTTGATGCTGTTGTTATTCAGAATGGATATGTGCTTATGGTGAAACGCGGAAACATGCCAGGCCGTGGTAAATGGGCATTACCTGGTGGCTATATTGGTGAACATGAAACAATCATGGACGCAATGATCCGTGAACTCCGTGAAGAGACAGATATAGATTGCACCGATAATTATCTAATGGCCAATCATAAAGGTGTCCAAGAGTTTGATGACCCACACCGTTCATCTCGTGGCCGCATCTTCACACGTGTGGGATTATTCGTATTACCAAATGGTAAGCTTCCACGTGTTAGAATTGGTAACAATAAAGATGAAGACCCTGATGAAATCATGGAAGTGAGATTTAGACCATTAAGTCGTATCACACCTCAAGATACATTTGAGGATCATGGCTTTATACTACAAAAACTTGTCGGAAACATTTAAGGAGAAATATCATGACCGCATTAAATTTATCACCACTATTAAGAGCAGATGCCTACAAGTATAGTCACCCTTGGCAACTTCCAAGAAACACGACAATGATACGCAGTTATATTGAATCCCGTGGTGTCAAAGATCGTGATTGGGATGAAATGGTATACTTTGGCCAACAGGCATACTTAAAATGGCTAACTTCTGTAACACTTGACCAAGATATGATTAATGAAGCAGGACGCTATTGTGTCAGAGTGGGAGTACCATTCTATCGTGAAGGATGGGAACATGTTCTAAAGACATATAAGGGTAAGCTTCCAATCAATATCGAATCATTACCTGAAGGTATGATTGTACCATTAGGAACATGCCTATCACAAATCACATCTAGTAATCAAAATGATTTTAATATTGGATGGTTGCCAGCATTTCTTGAAACAGCACTGTTACGAGCTAATTGGTATCCTTCTACAGTTGCTACAGAAAGCTATTCTATTAAGAAAATGCTTCTTGGTAAACTATATGAGTGTTGTGATGATCCTTGGTCAGTAATTAACTGGATGTTACAAGACTTTGGCGCACGTGGTGTAAACTGTAGTGAAGGTGCTCAAATTGGTGGTGCTGGTCATCTAACATCATTTTATGGTACTGATACTATTGAAGCATTACCATGGCTTGACAGATACTATGATGCACAGGATTGTACATTCGGCTCTATTCCTGCGTCAGAACATAGCACTATGACTGCATGGGGGCGGGATAATGAGGTTGATGCCTATCGCAACATGCTAGAGACATTTGGGCGCGGCGAAGGCTCTGTATTTGCTTGTGTCTCAGATAGTTATGACATTTATCATGCTACTCGTGAAATTTGGGGTAATCAGCTTCATGATGAAGTGGTTGAACTTGGTAAAAGTAATGGTCGGTTAGTCATTCGTCCCGACAGTGGTGATCCTGAAACAGTTGCCGTTGAGCTATTAGAAATCCTTGGTGAGAAGTTTGGGAACATTACTAATAACAAAGGGTATAAGGTTCTTCCCGATTTCGTTCGTGTCATTCAAGGTGATGGAATGGATGATAAGAGCATTTATCAGTTATGCGTTAATACTATGAATGCTGGTTGGTCGATTGAGAACCTTGTATTTGGTATGGGTGGAGGATTACTTCAAAAATGTAATCGTGACACATTAAAATTTGCACAAAAGACAAATGAAGCTATTATAGATGGTGTTCGTGTTGATGTTTATAAAGACCCTGTGCATGGTGGTAAAACATCTAAGCGTGGCAAACAGATTGTATATTATAATGATAGCGGGGATATCATCACAGAGTCAGAAAATAGTCTCAGAGAGCGTGGATTACTCGATAAGGTGACTAATTTATTACAACCAGTCGTTCAGAATGGTATGTTAGTTGAGGAGAATATGACTACACTAAGTGTCATTCGTGAGCGGATTGATAAGCACTTACGAAACTCATGCACATAAATAATGCGATTATAATATATAAAGCCCTTGTGAAAGCAGGGGCTTTGTTGTAAGTTATACATATGGTTAGTTCAGACATCTTAGATAGTATCCCCGATAATGTTGTAGGCTTGCGATTATGCAAGATCGTAAATGAAGAACTCATTGTATCTGAAATATGTATTTTCAAAAAAGGTCTAAGCGCCGTTAAGTTGACTCTTAGAAGAGCATCCATCAGTGGAAATGTTGGACCAGTTGGTATTGATCGTGATACAGACTATTGGGCTGATATGTACATTGATGAAGACACTTGGGAAGATAGTATCGCACTTGATAGAAAGTCTTGGAACATACTAAAAAACAAATGGATGATATGTAAAATTGATAATTAGTATCATCTACCAAGATGATTACACAGTTTATAGATTGACAGCCCACTGTTTGTTTCGTAATCTTTATAATGTTATTTTAAGGATTTGAGAACATGGAAATATTAAATAATATACTATATAACTATTTTCTATTTGGATTAATATATCTTGCCATAATTCAAGTATGGTCTGAAACTAGTCCATATTATAAAACACATTTTGTGAAAAACATCAGGAAGAAATTAGACGAGAAAGAAATAGAAAATGGTAACTTTCTTATATTTATTATCACATATATAACGATAAGTGTAATAACTGCACCAATGCTACTACTTGCATTTTTACTATTAAGATGTGATATTGATGAATACCTAATAGGTGCATCCAAGATGGATTAATATACCTTCTCACCATCATAAGACTTTTCATAAATCATCAAGCCCCAATCACCACGATCATATTTTACAATATGACCAATAATATTATCAATCCATTCATTCTGATTGTATACACCTCTTGGTTTATATTTTGTGATTGGGGCTTTATCCTTAAGAGTATCAGAACATATTGCGTATTCAGGCTTAATGTCAAGATTATCAACCTTGTCTAATGCCAACTTTGACCTTGTTAACATAGCCTTCCATCTTGGTGGTGTCTCACGTAAAAAGGATGGTTCATTACCACATGGTAATGTGAACACACATACTTTACCATCTACTACGATTGTTCTTGAAGATAATGCATAGAACTCTGACATTATATTATACCTCTTCCATAGATTTGTAACCACGATAAATATAACTAGGGTAAATAAATTGCCAACCTTTAGAAAATGACCCTGTGGACTTTGCATAAGGCTGAGCACGATACTTGAGAATATATTTATCAGCTCTATCTTGATACTCTGTAAAAACATGAGTGATGAGAAATCGTTTACGTTCAGAAATTGTACAAGCCCATACAACATCACCATTCTTATAAGGTGAAAGTATCTTAAGAACACGCTTTGCTGAAAGAAGGTTCTCTAAGTGTGATTTAGTTTTATCACGATACCAATCGCTATTTTTATAATCTTCATCAAACATAATGTCATCAGTATCAGGAATGTTTATGTATTGTTCAATGATATTACATTCACTTAACGTAATAGGTTTCCAATCCTTAACAGAACGTGTCATTCATACTCTCCATAATACTTTATGATAGTATTATCAGAGATAAATCATTTGTCAACAGTCACAACCAACATATCGGTTTGTGCCACATGTTTCACATACTGTGAAACTAAAAACCCATTTAATATCTTTGCAATCGGTGCATAAGCATGGTGTTTCACCAGCAGCGCCATATAATTTATTAGTCACTTCAAAACAGACAGAGCATTTATACTCACCAGCACCATCTTCATCAAAATGCATTCCACATAGTCTACAATTGTTATAATCATTAAACTCTAATACAGAGTTTGCACATTTGTTACCACACTTCTGCTGATCTTTCATACGGTTATTATAAATTTCAAGACCTATCTCAGTTGGTACTATTGAACCATCTTCTGTACGAATGGCAAGACCTATAACCTCCATATTAGTACTATATCTACCGTTAATGATTTCACCCAATGAGTACCAATCAATCCATCTCCAGTTAGATGTGTCTCTTGTTATCATATAAGACTATCCTTATTCACTACAAAGACCATTAAAGGTTCATTGTCTACTGTTAAGCCTTTACCTTCTACATCCCACCACTGTGGCACTTCTGATGCCGTACCATCATTCCAAAACCCATGTTCTTCAAATGCTTCCTTTTGGCTTATCCATCGAGCATTTGATATACGGCCATCTGCTAGTTGAACCAGCTCAATCTTGCCATTCTTCTTAGCATTATCAATTGTCATCCATGACCCATTTGGTGTGTTATTCATTTGTTTATCCCGTATATTGTCATTTTATATGGTTGGTATGGTACTACCATTGATATATCAATTTTATTTGATACTTCTAATCCAATATTATGTATGTTTATATTCTTTTTGATAATAAAACCATTATCCTCAAGTCTAAGAACTATCTTTTGTGATAATGCATTAGCCTTGATTCTTCTTCGTTTCATGTCAATACATTTAGCTGTATCACGCTTATAGTTATCACTGAAAGCATCTTTATCAATAGATGTTGCGATTATGTGTATAGCTTTTGATGTTGCATCAAAATTCATGTTGAACCCCATTCTTGTTCAAAATATTCTTAATATATTCTATTACATCATTATATGACCACAATTCATCATCTTTTATACATTGTAATTTGTATGAGGCGTCTTCTATCATGTTGGCTCCGCATTTAACATTTCTAAACGGTCAATCAAAAGAGATGACAACCGTTTGGCAGTATTATCATTTGCATCAACAATTTGGTACGATACTTCATACTCTGTCAATAGGTGTCGTATACGAGCATCAACAAGTTTACTTTCTTCTTCTGAATGCTTTCGCCCTTTGGGATTGTAAGGTATCACTCTATCAATATAAAAATTTGTATTATCAAATTGATCATGCATCCATTTAACAGTTTCCATTACACAGTCGGGATAATCATCAGGGAAATATGCGGCACAATTCAATAATGGCGCATCAGTGATTATAAAGTCTGCATATTCTTTAAGTCTAAACATATTATGATATTGGTTAGTGGTAAGATAAAGTTGGTTATTAAATATTATCTTACTGTTTTCCCACACATAATCTTTAGCAACCTCTGTAACAAGCTCAACATTATAACCAGCCGTTTTCATCATGAAGGTAATACCAGCAGCCAACGTACTTTTACCTACACATGGGCCTCCATATAAATTTAATACCCGTGTCATATAACAATCCAATCAATAAATTAGCATATACATAACTAATCTGTATTATTCAGTCAACTCATTTTAGCAATTTGTATTCCGAGACTAAATATATTCATGCTGAGAATAAGGAGTTTTTATGACAGTAAAAGCGGATAATAAGAATAAAGAGTTACCATCTTCACCAGATATGAACCCATTACTAGGGTTATCGGTATCAGATGGTCGAGTTCTTCAGCAAATTGTAGAACGACTATGCGGGTCAGGAGACCTAAAGGCACAAGAAGCCAAAGTTGTTGGTATTGTGTTTGAAAAACTATCACAATCAATTGAAAATTCACAAGGAAAAGAATAATTATGAGACATATCGGTAAACATCAGGGAACTCCTGTACTATTATTAGGCCACACATCTTCAAACGCAGGTGGCTCAAGAATGGTTGCATTTGTGGAGCTAGAAAAGCTATCTAGTCTTGAGCAAAGCTTTATACTACAACAATTTGGTTTATATTATAAAGAGAAAACACTTCTAAATGTGTTTAACGGCTTAAGTATGCCTGCACAAGGTAGAAATGTGAATGCGGGTTCATACCTTATGCAAAAGGCTGAAACACGACCATTCCATGATGTAAGTTTTAGTGACAAAGAACAAACACTAGAATGGGATAATGGCAACCTGTCCAGATTTGATCCCGAACTACCAGAGGATAATGTTATCCTAAATGAATTCAGAAGGTATGCTGGTATTTCATCTGTATTACCAAGTATGGAGACTGGTCCTTCAAAACCAGCTTCAACGATGACTGATGTTGCTAAACCATCTGCTCCAAATTATGAGCCTAAAGAATCATCAAGCTCTGTATCACAAGAAAAGTATGATGAGCTATATGGATTAGTCAATAAGCAGAATAAGCAAATGGCTGACATGACTAAGGCAATTCGATCTCTACAAAGAGAGATTAAGAAAGCGGGCGTCACGGTTGAGAAAACTCTTGAGCCACTGAAGTGATGAACTTAATGTCACCCGACGCTGTTTTCTACTCTGAAAATAAGTCTTATCCGTTGGCTGACTTCATCGAATTGTCTATAGAAGGTGGTAAGTTAATTATCACCTTCTTAACAAATGTTGAAATGCGATATGCTGATACTAAAACAGAAATCGTAAAAGGTAAGAAAATAACAATTTCAGATGAAGAACAAGTATTAGTATCATCATCAACCATAAACGTTAACCCATACGATAAGCAAAGTATAAAATCACTACTTGACGGAAAAGTTGATACAGAACTTATTCAACGTGTAGTAGAACTTGGACAACATCGCCAAGAGTTAGAAAAGTCAATCCGCAAGCGTGTATCACGAAGACAAAGATATATAGAAGCAGCAGAAAAGCGTAAATACAATTGGCGTAAATTTTCTAAAGGTTGCTCATGTCATTAACTACTGATGAACTCTTACAGGCTATATTATCGGAATTAGAATCTATTAATTTACATTTTAAGAATGAGATTGATGATGAACCATCCAAATCATGGACTGCTATTCTATTAGAAGAATATTCTATGGGCGCTGATTTAGATGGTAATAAACTTGTGTATGGTCATAATTTCATATTCAACCAAACTGACTTATCATTGCCTCCTGCTATTATGGGTGTAAACAAATCCATAAAAGCAGACTGGAAAGGACTTAGGCTTTCTATTACTGAATATGCTGAGAACATAAAAGATAAACATATTGTAGAACAAATCATTTCATGGAGAGATATTATTCATGGCCAGCATTAAAGGTGTGTGTCGTGTTGGTGATGCGAGTACAAAGTTTTTCAAATGTACTCAAGATTTTGCCTTAACAGGTTCGCCAACATTCTTCATAGAAGGCCGAGCCGCACATAGAGAGACTGACATGTGGACAGATCATGTGTGTACACAAACTAATCATAAGAACACATATGATGCGTATCTTCTCAAAGGCTCAACATACTTCTTAGTCAATGACCTAGAAATTGCCCGAATCGGTGATCCGATACAACGAGGTAGGAAAAAAACTGGACCTGATGCTTATCGTACTGCAACTGCATTTGTCAAAGAAGGTAGTGAATACTTCTTTGTAGGGGCAGCAGAGGGTGATGGTGTTACTGGACCTATATATGCTAGAGCAGGCGAAGCTAGAGCAGGCTCACGACTGTTTATACCTGCTTCTGATAGCATATCACCTAATAATCCATAAGCACTCCTAGACACTATCTATCGAGTATGTCTGGTCCATAATCTATATTTTTGGCTTGTGTTCGGGCGTCTCTTAATTTGGTAATGATAGAAATGACTTCTGAAAAATGATATGACCTATCTTCAAAATCATCATCACCATACCAGTGTAATAAAAGTACTCTTCCCATATCTAACCTTCTCACAGGTGATACATCCTTGAAATACATTTCAATCGGTTCGTCATACTTGTCAAGATACTCAATCAATGTATCATAGTTAATACTATTCTTTTTCTCTAGCTCATCCTCTTTGAAATTTGTGATGATATTTTCATATGATTTACAAAGCAAGTTATACAATTTATCATTATTATCTAAATCATCATATGACTTTGGTAATACGGTTCTAGGATATGAACCTTCATGTTTTAAGTATTGACTATCTAACACACTAGCAATGATGAATTCACCATTACCAATCACATCTATACGAAGATGTAATGCATGTTGATTATTGAACCGCAAATTCATTACAAAATTATATGTACCACTTTGAAACACATTAGTACACACTGTGCTAACACTATATGCATCACTCATAACTTTACAAATATGATTGGCATAATCTTCAATATTATTTTTCATACTTAATCATTTATCTCATAGTGTCTATAAAGTCAATCAATGCATAAATATAGTTATGCGTATTACAGACATTTTCACGGAAGCCCCTTTAGGGGATTATGATCTGATTGGCAACTTCGATAATAGCCATGGTTTTAGACATAAAGCTGACAGAAGATTAGTTTCTAATCCTATCATGAAGAATAAGTTAGAAAAGGTGTTCCAACCATTTGGTCCTGACGTATATGTTTATATGGTAAATGTCGTTGGTAGTGCCAAACATACTGAAATTGGTCAAGTGTCACAAGACTATCTTATGGATATTGACGAAGAGTTACACCAGATGGTTGCTCAACGTATGAAAGATGATCCTGATAGCTGCCATATTGTTTATACTAACAATAGTGGTGCTGAACGTATCCCTATGACACCTTGGATAATTGCTCACAGATTAGGACATGCGCTTATCAGAAAGCGTGGCGAAAATAACTATTACCAAAGATGGATTACAGATTTAGCAAGAGAATTTGAATATGTAATTCAAACTGCGTATGGTGATTATAGTACATTTAGATGGCAGGATATTGATATGGGTATGCGTAATACTAGCTCTAATGCTCATCGCAACCAGAGAGTATTTTTAGGTCTTGCACATAAAATTTGTACATTCAAATCAGCACGTGACAGAAAAATAAGAGATTGGTTTGAAGTCTATAATGAACTTTTTGCCCAAGCACTTGTTACCAAGAAGGTTACATTCAATCCATTACCAAGACAATATCATTATCATGTTGATGGTTCAAAAAGGTATATGGTTAATAGAAATGATGAGATTGCCTTTGACGAGGCTCAATCATATTTGGATAATATAGGAGATGGAATTGAATATAATATTGAGGCCATCACTGGCACTCTTTATGGTAAAATATTCGTAATGTAGTATAAACTCAATTATACCACATTACGAATATTCCACGCAGCGGGTCGTGTTTCTATTCCTATTTTAAAGTAAGAAGTGTAAGAACACCAAATACTATCAACAACATTCCAGAAATTGTCAACCAGCTAATTCTGATTTTAGTATTACCATCGCGTTTACGATAATATGTATTACCATTATCAATTTCAACTACCACTGACACAAGACCTGTACCAAATAAAACAACACCTATTGCCATTGATGTTGTTAAAGACGTAACCAATGGCAATACAAATATAGCTGCTACTGCCACAATTAAACTAATAAATATAGTCATAAGTTTTAACATGATTTTATCCTTAGTCTTTAATATTGTGCATCAGCTTAAGATGGTCATCCCACATTCCATGCATTATCATACCCAAGTCTGTTTTTTCATGAGGTAGGATGACCATCCATTTTACAAGTCTAACTCTTGCGACATACAATCGTATCTTATTGTATATTGTTCGCATCATAAGATTTATCCTGTGAGAAATTCTGACTTATTAGCCTCAACAGTAAGACCAATGGCAGTCATCGTATCAAGAACATTCTTAAATGGCTGCTTAACAAGGTGGAGCACTGGCGAATCTGTACCCGCGCTTTTCATTGTAATGACAGTCTTGGCATTCATGACACCAAATCCAAGTTCCTTTAACAGGCCTTCTGATCCTTTAACATCAGACACACAATCAATCTGATATAAATCAACTAGAATGCGGCCTTCACCAATCTTGATTGAACCATAATGGTATTCAGCTCGTGTAAATTGTTGAAACATAAAATATACCTTTCATAATATGTTTTGCTAGATCACCTTGACCTATAATTATGAATATATACCAATTAATCTTAAATTATTTTTTTTCATGCTGTTGTGATAGTTCTTTGGCATATTTAATCATTGCGTTACTAGGACTTTTGATAAGACTTAAACTCCCATTCTGTTTTCGTATCACATATTTTTGTAATTTCTCACTAGGATTATCAATATATTGAATAGCATAATGAGACTGGCGCATCGCAGATTTTATCATCTCATCACTAGGGTTATCAACGTATTTTATGGCTTCAAAGTCTTTTCTAACCGCAGTGAGCTTTTGTGCATCAGTCAGATTATCAAAATATTGAATAACCAAAGGGTTAGCATCAATAAGACGATCATACAAACTTTCATCAATATTTTTGGCAATATCACCAAATTCTTTAATGCTATATTTTGCAATTGTCACAATAACATCATCTGATGGGTCTTTCACATGATACCCTAATACACGATAGCCATTTCTTACTGATGATATGATAACATCATCTGATGGGTCATCAATTAAGAGTAATGCATTTGGACCATATGAAGCTGCAAGTTTTTGTAATGCCCCCGAAGGGTCATTAACATAAGCTATAAACTCTGACACACGAGACTGATTTGCGTATTCCCATGGGTTGGCAGTCACAATATTAGAAATATAATCATAAAGCTTTGATGCTTTAATACCTTCTAATGTATCAATCTCTAGGTCATCTTGATCATAATGTGCAAAAGTGTTTAAAGATACTTGTTCATAAAAATCATTTGCTAAGTCAAAATATGCTACCAAAGGTGAGTAATCCTTATAATCACTATAACTCGTCGTCGTACACCATGATGTTCGTTGTTTGAATAATGTAGCATTAGCATCATAGTCATTTAATTCTATAATACCAACAGTGTGTTCATTATTAATTTGTTTAACTATAACACTACGATTTGAAATATAACCTTTAAGTTTATCAATAAAATTCCTATCACTAATTGAATATTTACCATCACCACGAGATATTTTATTAATTGTATCTGATAATTGATGTATAGTTTTAAATCTATTAATATCAGATGCTTTTTTTATTTCATCATTGCTACTATTTTGAAATACTCTTTTTGTTTTCATTTCATGATAATCAGATAATACTCTAGTTATCTTCATTAGTTCGTTCAGAGATGATATGTTACCCTTATTATAAGCATTAGCCATCCATGGGACATATATGTTTTGTTCTACTGGTGTTGGGTCAGCACCTATAAACATGTTCATAAGATTAATAAATACTTCTTTAAGACCTTCGTTATTTTCGATACCTTGTTCAAAGTATTCTCGAAGTATAGTTACATCTCTTATGCTGAAATATCGGGTATCATTATCCAATACACGCTTTAGCATGGTCATTCCATACAATGACCATGTTTTTTCTATCTTATTATCATTTTCAAATAAACGTGTTATCATAGTTATATTTAACCCTAGAACCCTAAATAGAAGTGATAGTAAACTTGGTAACATAACATGCATCGTATTGACACTGAAGGGTCTACAATCGATGGACAGTTCTCTGAAGGCAGTCCAATTGATGGTATCCCTAGCACAATTATATCAGCCGATTGGCTTAATGATATTCAGGAAGGTCTTCTTCGTATTATCGAAGCGGCAGGCTTTACACCCGAAAAGGGTAATCATGATCTCCTATTAAATGCTATTAGACAAGCCATTGAGACTGGCGACTTTCAGGCTATAACAACCCGTATCAATAATCTCAATGCTGCTTATACATTTGGTGCTCGTAATGTGTTCAGACAACCCAATGAGCCTACTGAAGGTGTTGAAGCCGATGTGTTCTTTGATAATGACATTTGGGTAGATACTAATGAGAATGACCGTCTATACCTTTGGAATAGCTATACCGATAGTTGGTCAGATACAACTAATGAAGCTGGTGGCAGAGGTGTCGTAGCGGCACAAACACGTGAGGCAATCGCTGATGGTGTCGTAGACTATTTCATCCAAGAGGACACACCGAGTGATCCATCAGAAGGTGATATTTGGTATAACCCTACTGCTGACCTATTATGGCAATTCGATGATGGTAGTTTTATTCTTATTACTGATGAGTATGTAAAACGCACAATCATTCAGTTTGTCATTAATAGAGCCACAGAGACTGCCCAAGGGCTTGCTGACGGTAAAATCAGATCATATTATCAATCTACACAACCAAATGGTTTAAGTCCTACTGATGATGGCGACCTATGGTTTGATACTGATGATGATAATAGACTATATCGGTATATTCACCCTGAGTGGATTGAAGTTAGAGATCAGCGTATCACCAAAGCGTTTGACTTATTATTCTTACAACAGTCTATTCAGGATGGTAGTGTTTTTGTATATTATTCAGAAGTTGAACCTAACGCTATTAATCAGGCCGCACTCACACCTCCTAATCCTGCGCCATCAGAAGGTGATATTTGGTTAGATATTTCTGATGATGGTAATGGTAATCCAGAGAATACGCCTTATCAGTTTGATGAAGGTGCATGGGTTATCGTCAATGACCCTGATTTAAAACAATCACTTGTTAGCTATGCGTCTTCAAGAGCTATCCAAGATGGTATTGTTACATTCTATTTTGAAGACACAGAACCAGATGACACATCCACACCTGTGCCGCGTTATGGTGATATTTGGTATGATACGTCACTGATTAGTATTCCTGATCCTGATGCCGATGACCCTGTTAATGACCCACAAATACAAGTTCCTAAGATGGAGCAGTATCGATATGATGGTAATGCATGGGTTCCTATTGAAGATTTCAAGATAAAATTAACAGAAGCTAATCTTAAAATTGAAGAGAGAGTTAGAGCTGCCAATAACCTAGCCATTTCTCAAAGCCTCACAACAGCAGTTACACGTGTTGGTAATAATGAGGCGTCTATTCAGCAATCATTATCATCATTAAATGGTATTGCTGCACAGTATGCTGTTCGGGCTAATGTGAATGGTCAGATTACTGGCTTTGGTTTTATCACTGATTATGAACGTGAGATTGAATTTACTCAAACTGGTACATTGAACTTTAACCCTGGTGATGTTATATTTGCGGGTACTGATTTTGCTAATAAAACGTATTCTGCCGTAATTGTTTCCGTTGATAATGTAAATGGCACAATGAGAGTGATTTCAGAATCAGGAACATTCACCACAGGTATTACTCTAAAGGCTGATGAAAGACTTGATGCTAATGGTCTGGTTAATCAGGGTACATTGAACCCAACACCTGGTGAAAGTGAATTTGAAATAATTGTTGATCGGTTCAAGGTATCTGATGGTGTAACATCTAAAACCCCATTCCAAATCATTAATGGTGTTGTGTTCATTGGTGCTGTTGATACAAGTGTTCCACAAACTAATTATATTGGTGAGTTTGCTGTAGAGCCAGATGCATCAGTGTATCCGATTAATTCAATATATAAAAATAGTACTAATGAAACTACCTTTATAAACAAATACACTGATAGTTCAAATACAACCAAAGGTTGGGAAGTATTTCTAACTAAAGGTTCTAATGCAAAGGTATTAATACTATCATCTGATGCATATTCTTATGTATTCAATACCAATGTTGATAATTCGCCACAAAACCCAAATATTGAATTTACTGTTCAATACCAAGGTCAAGGTGATATACCAACCTCCTCTGATATTATTGTACTTGATAAGGATGATAATCTTATTGATGTATCATTTACCAATGAGACGACAACCAATTCCGTTGATAATGATGCGAATGGTGCTTCTAATTCTGGTCAATACAAATTTACCTTAGCTTACACTGAATTTTCAGAAACAGATTTTCCAATCAAAATCACTGTAACCTCATCTCCATTATCAGATAGTCTATCTATTCTCCGTCTAGTAGGTTGAGTCTCAAAACTTATGGCGTTAAGAACAGATTCGTTTATGTTCACCTTTGAAGATGATCTTTCAACTAGTCCAATCAATAGTGATATTAGCTTTCAGGTTCGTCATAACAACTTATTAACACCTGTTGTAAGCGGTAATATAACAGTCACTGATAGTGATGCCCCTGCCAATACATTTAGCATACATGCATTCACAGGGGCGACATCAGGCACAGGGGTTGCGACATTCACATTACGTTGGTCTGATGTGTCCAGTGCTGTATTCCCAATCAAGGTAACAGTGGCTGATGAAGGTCTTACCGATATTATCACTATCAATGAGCTTGTTGGTGGTGCTGATGCATTAACAGGATTTTTAACAAATGAGGCCCATACTGTACCAGCTAATGAGCTTGGGGCATTAACCATAGATGCATTAGATGAGGCCAATGGTAGATTTGAAATCTTTCAGGGTATTAAGAGACAGAACCAGCTTGTAGAATACAGTGTATTATCCACATTAGGATGTACCGCAACAATAGATGATAGTGGTGATAGTACTGCTGGTGACTATACAATCACTGGTATGACAGCCAATCGAGCAACTGCAATATTCTCTGCAATTTTAAATGGTATCACAATTTTAAAAACAATGTCACTAAGCAAATCTATTGCTGGTGTCACAGCTAGGTCTGTAAGAATTGTATCATCAAAACAAAGTTTTGAATTTGATGGTGATGGTAAACCATTAGTAGATAATGAAGTAATCAATATTCAGGCCATTACTCAAGGACTTGGTGCAGTTACATGGTCAGCAGTAGATCAAAATAATGTGAATAGAACTGCTGCACTGACTTCTATAGATGCAAATAATCGAACTATTTCTGTTAATAATTTTGTAGATGGGATATCATCAATATCTATCACATCATCTGTCACAGAAGGAAGCACTACATATAAAGATACTGTCAGTATTGTTAGACTAAATGAAGGGTCTAACGCATTAAATGTTATTTTTAGTAATGAATCACATACGTTCTTTGCCAATGAGAATGGTGATATTGATACTGTTGATTATCCTTCAGGTAATAATACAATAACTGTGTTTAGAGGCACAGAAGAAATTGGATATAATGCCACTCCTGCTAATAATACTTGGTCTATTAATGGTATTATCACATCATCAGGGGTTTCAAGAGATACGTCTCTTAGTTTGCCAATTGTTGGAATAGATGATCTTGATGCAGTATTCGGGTATATGGATGTCACAATAAGATATCAGAATAGTGTTTCAGGTACTGTAGATGTTACTAAACGCATTTCTTATGCCAAATCTCGTGAAGGTGTAAATGCTCGCACAATAAAGCTAATTCAGGATAGTCTTGTTTTTAGATTTGATGGTGATAATAACATAATTGGTCCATCTAATATAACATTCAACGTACTCAAGCAAAATCTTGGTGATGTCACATGGCAGGCATATGATGAAGATGGTAATGAAATTACACCTGTATCTGATATTTTGGATGATGGTAATGATAATAATGAAAAAACACTTTCATCCACAAACTTCGGGGACAATGAAACTGTAATTGTTAAGGCAACAGCATCCAGTATCGTAAATGGTAATACTATTACTTTAAGTGACCAAAGTACCGTCACAAGACTACGTGGTATTGTCGCTCCTATTTCCATATTCTTGGATAATCAGAACCACACATTTTCATCATCAGAAAGTGGTGTCATAGATGCATCAGACTTCAACCAAGGTAACTCTAACGTTATTGTGTATCGTGGTGATAATATTATCCCATATTCTGATCCCGCAATAAACAACTCATTTAGATTTGGTTCATTTACGGAAACTAATGTCACTAGAGATACATCTGAAACTGCCCCAACCATTGGTATATCTGCCCTTAGTGCCAATTCTGGCTCACTTGGTATTGAGATCATTTATACTGACCCCAATGGTGATGAGACAACATTTAATCGCTCTATCAGCTATAGTAAGGCATTAACAGGTACATCAGCGAGAGCACTACAGCTTGTTTCTTCATCTCTGTATTTTAAATTTAATTCTGATGCCACTCCTGTTGATAATTCAGATACTATTACATTCACTGCTACCAAAACACTTATAGGTGAAAGTATATCATGGTCTGCCATCGATGAAAACGGTACATCTGTTACATTAAATGCTGGTCAGGGTAATTTGGTTCGCACACTACCCATTAGTAATTTTGGCACATCATCACGAGTTATAATATCTGTTAATGTTGTTACAACAGTGAATGGAAATTCACAAACATATTCAGACTTTGTAACGATACAAAGATTGACTGATGGTTCTAATGGCCAAGATGGTGAAAATGGTGAAAATGGTGAGTCTAGTATTATCGGCTTCTTTGATAATGAAGCACATACCTATGCAGCGGATGAAGATGGTGTAGTTTCTTCTTATTCTGGTGGTAATACAACTGGATATCTATATAACGGTCTGGAACTGATTACCTATTCATCTACCAAAAGTAATAATACTTGGAGATATGATACCAATAATATCACTCAGGATGGGGTCACCTTAAATTCATCGCTAGTTGCACCTATCATTGGTATTACATCAATGGCTAGTGATCAGGGTAAACTTATCATACCTATGATATACACTAGTAATGATGGCACTGACATAACTATTCAAAAGACTATTAGTTATTCTAAATCAAGACGTGGTGAGCCTGCTAGAAACTTAAGAATATTTGCCAATAAGCAGACATTCACATTCAATACTGATAGTACCCCTAAAGATAATAATGATGCTATTACATTTACAAGTATAAGAACTAACGTTTCTAGTACAACATGGACTGCCAAGAATGGAGAAACTGATGCTGTTATCAGTTTAACAACTAATGGTGATATTGCAACGCTGCCTATTTCATCATTTGGGACAGCGAATCAGGTAGAGGTCACAGCAACAGCAACAGCAACTATTGGTGGCACATCTGTAACATTCACAGATAAACTGAGTGTTGTTAGATTGACCGATGGCGAAGATAGTATTCAGATAATATTAACAAATGAGACACATACACTATTTTCTGATGAAGAAGGTAATGTACTTTCTGATGAGTATAGTATTGCCAACAGTAATATAAAAGTGTTCAGAGGTTCAGAAGAGCTTTCATATAACTCTGGTGGACTAGCTAATACATTTAATGTAACAAGCTTTCTTTCACTGAATGTTACACGAAACACAAGTGTGGCATTACCAGCGTATGGTATTAATACATTTGATAGTGATACAAATTCTGGATATTTAGAATTTGATGTCATTGTTAGAGAACGTAACTCAACAACTATACAGTCAACCGCTAAACGTCGCTCAAGTTACTCTAAGTCAAAAGCTGGTACTGATGCGAGATCATTACGTTTATTACAATCTGGTGGTAGCTTCACATTTGATAATGATGGTAGCATATCCGATGATAGTAACACTTCGGTTACATTCACAGCAATCAGACAATTCCTTCCAAGCCTTACTAATACAAATTGGTCTGCTAAGGATGATAATGATAACCCTGTAAGCATTACAGTTAATACACAAAATAAAGATATTGCTACATTACAATCTAGTAATTTTGGTACAAAAAAATGGGTTGATGTTACTGTATCCAAGGATGATCCAGTAACTGGTCAAACCTTCTACGACACACAGCGTGTTATTCGATTAGTTAATGGTAAAGATGGCCAAGACACAATATCTGTCGTATTGAGTAATGAAAATCATTCGTTTTTTGCAAATGAGCTAGGTGTTGTTTCTGATTATACAACTGGAAATTGTACAATATCAGTATTACTTGGTAGCAATACAGTTAGTTATAGTGGCACTAAAGTTGCAAACTCTTTTAGAATAGGAACAATCACCGCTACAAACATCACACATAACACATCTAACGCACCAACTATAAATGTTACAGCGATGAGTGATGATATTGGTTCATTAGAAGTTGATGTAATTTACACAAATTCTCAATTACAAGATATAACTGTCACACGTGTGATCTCATATTCAAAGTCGCGCGCTGGAACAGCAGCACGTAATATCCGTATAACATCATCAGAAACAGCATTTATTTTTGACGGTGATGGATTACCCAAGAATTCTAATCAGGTAATTAACTTTACTGCAAGCCGATTTAATCTAGGTGCTGCCACATGGACCGCAGTTACAAATACGGGGGCGTCGTTCACAAATATAAACGGGTCAGGTGATACCAGAAATATAGAAATTGACGATATTGGTTCATTCAATAGTATAACTGTGTCTGTTTCTGCTGTTTACAATGGTGTCACATACGAAGACAAAGTGTCTGTTTATCGTGTCATTGATGGTACAGATGTAGTAACAATCATCGGTAGCAATGAGTCACATACATTCTTCGCTAATGAGGACGGTATTATTGCTGCGGGTGATTATGCTGGTGGTAATTGTACATTTACGATGTACAGGGGTTCTAGTCTTGTTTCATATAATCAGAGTCTTGCTAATAACACATTCAGAATACAATCTATAGCAACAACAAATAGTTTATCAGTAGTTAATACTTCTGGACAGGTTAGTCCTTTGAGTATGCCCAATGATGATGGGTCTGTGATAGTAACATTACAATACCGTGACCCTGCTGGTACTGTTCAATCATTTACAAGGCAAATTTCCTATAGCAAGTCCAGAGTCGGATATTCAGCACGTTGGGTACGAGCCACGGCAAATGAACAAGTGTTTAGATATAATGGTGATGGATTACCACTGGATGCTAATCAGTCTGTAACATTCACACTTAATAGTAATTTGTATAACATTGGGTTTATGAATAATTGCACGACTGCATTAGATCGTAACAAATGGTATATGCATTCTTCTAATAATGGAACGATCACTAATTCTACTCAATCACCATTCGGTGGAGAAAGTATTTTGATATCTTCTGATATTGCATCTACAACTTCAGTAGCATTTTATGGTGCGATATTAGATATTGAACCAATGTGGAATTTATATTTCCAGAATAAAACCCTTCGTGTGCGTGTATGGGCAAGGCGTGGATCAAGTGATAATTTTGATGTTACGTTTATTACTCGTGGTATTGGTGATAGTGGTAAACAAACATTTACTCCAACGAACGATTGGGAACCTTATGACTTCACTTATACCAAGATCGATGGTGTTAACGATGGACCATTAGACAGCATTAATATTAACGGTGATAGTTCTGGTAATGGTGGTGATGTTTATATTGGTCACGTATCAGTTACAATTGATGATGGACATACTATGGCTGATACGATTATTAATATAGTTGATGAGAATGGTGATGATTTACCTTGGTATTGGGGTTCTTCAAATAATGAAATAGATTTTGGCATTTCTGACTTTGGGGCATCACAAACTGCAACATTAGATGTACGCTCTTTTACAAATGTGAATAATCAACTCGTAACTGATACAGTTTCTATTTCTCGTATTCAAAATGGTGATGCATCCATAGATGTAATTTTAAGCAATGAAAATCATACGTTTGCTGCTGATGAGAATGGTGTTATTGGTAGCTACACTGGTGGTAATTGTTCAGTACAGGTTTATCGCGGTCTGGAGGATAAACCATATGATGCAAGTCTTGGTAATGACACATGGAGAATTTCAAATGTCACTGCATCAACAGGGATAACGACTACTCAAAATACTGCAATAATATCAGTTACTAACATGACTACAGATTTTGGAACTGTCACAGTAACAACACAATATAAATCACTTACTGGAACAATAGTTGAAATTGACCGAGTGATTTCTTATAGTCGTTCATCAGCAGGTAAGTCGGCCAGATTACTACAACTATTCAGTACTGGTCAAGTTTTTCAATTTGACCAAGATAATATAAAAATATCTGATGACAGTATCACATTTACAGCCATTGCTACACCAAATCTTGGAACACCAATCTTTTCTGCAAAGAATGATAGTAATAATAATGTGTCATTAGGTAATGGTTCTAACGGATTTGAAAAAACATTAGATATTGATGATTTTGGTAATGCTCAGTTTGTAACCATTACTGCGAGTGCCACTAATTCTGGTATAACCTATGAAGATAAAATTAGTGTATATCGTGTCAAAGAGGGTGGAGATGGTGTTTCTGTCATCTTATCTAATGAGAGCCATACGTTTGCTGCTGATGAGAATGGTGTTGTTGTTGATTATCCATCAGCAGATTCAACAGTAATTGTATATCGTGGTAGTGAGGAAATTGACTATAGCTTAACCATTGCCCCAAATGTATTCCGCATCGTAAACCGTGTTGAAAGTGATATTGACAACTTTGATGTATCTTCATACCCAACATTAAGAATGCAAAATATGACCGAAGATCAGGCCAGTATGTCTTTTGATGTCATCTACTATGATTCAAATAGTAACGCATATCCAAATGTTAGAAAACAAATTACATATTCAAAATCTCGTGCAGGTGTAGCAGCTAGAGGATTGCGTCTATTAAGCACAAGTAATACTATAAGATATGATGGCGACAATCAAATACTTAATGGTCAAAATATAGACTTTACCGCTGTTAAAACATTCTTGAGTAATAATGTAACATTCAATATTATTGATGAAGATGGACAAACAATCAACTTCACAACGATTGACAGTAATACTGTTAGACTCACTGGTACTCGATTTGATAATGCAGATACTGAATATGCAGACATATCAGCAACAGTCATAGAAACAGTTAATGGTACATCACAAACTTTTACTGACACAATAAGAGTTCTAAAGGTTAAAGATGGAGCCGATGGTGGTACTGGTATCGATGCGATTACTATTGTTCTTAGTAATGAGAATCATACATTCCCGTTTGATCAAAATGGTTTTATATTATCTGATTGGTCAGCAGGTGATTGTGATGTATCAGTATTTTCTGGTTCAATAGAAAGACCATATAGTGCTAATGCATCTAATGGTACTTGGAGATTTGGTACTATAAATCCAATCAATGTTGTACAAAATACATCATCAGGTGGTCTCAATACAATAGGTATCACATCAATGTCCGATAATGAAGGGGCATTAGCATTTGAAATAATTTATACAGATATTGGCGGCACTAGTGTAACATTAAACAAAGTTATTAGTTATTCACGCACGACTGCTGGAGTATCAGCCTCAAACTTTCGTTTGATTTCATCATCCAATATATTTGAATTCAATCAGGATGGTATAAATCCTAACCCAAGCCAAATTGTATTTGAAGTCGAGAAGTCTGATAATATTGGTAAGGCAACATTCACAGCAGTCAATGCAACCGATAATGATGTAAGCAATCTTTTATCATCAGGCACTAATGATAACCAACGTATTCTCACTGCTGCAAACTTTGGTACGAATGATCTTGTAAAGGTTACTGCAACACGTCAAGAGCCACATGTTAACGCACAGCATTCAGGACTAGACTTCAATGACTGGTTATATTCATCAATGGATGCAATGGTTGTTGATGCAAATGGTGTAACACTTACCCCAAACGATTTAACAAATAATCCATTTATGTACAAGGACTTCACATCTAATCCTTTCGATGGTGCTATCTATAATCGCTTTATTGTAGAGCTTGAGATAATAACACCACCTACTAGTGCGCAATGTATTATGTTTTATCGTACAGCTTCTCATAATCACTCAAATGATTATCGCGCTTTTCCAACAGTTGGTGACAAACTCTATAAAGCTGGTGATGAAGTTACACTCTATTTTGACATGACCAACTTAGATGCAGGTGGCGACGACTTCATTACTAATGATATAACAGGTCTACGATTTGATTTCGGCACAGGTGATGGTGTGTTCAAGGTTAAATCCATCGGTGTGGATATGCCTGAACAAACATTCACCGATACAGTCACAATTAATCGTATCAAAGAAGGTTCAGATGCAATTACAATTAGTGTGGATAATGAGAATCACACATATGCTGCTGATGAAGATGGCAATATTCTTGGAAGTTTATCAGATGGTAATGCAAAGTTTAAACTCCGTCGCGGTATATCCACAATTAATTATGACTTTGACCTAGCTAATGACACATGGCGTCTTTTAACCGTTGATACAAATGGACCAATTAGTGCATTCAATTTACATTCTGAACAATCTATCCGTATTGATGGGTTCACTGGTGACTTTGCAAGAATAGATGTTGTTGTTCGCTATAAGGATAGCTCTGGTGATGTACAAGACTTTGAAAAAACATTAACGTACTCTAAAGCAAGATCAGGTATTCTAGGACGCTCATTGCGAGTTGTGGCATCAGGACAATCATTTATTTTTGATGAACAAAGTAATGCTAAAGATACTTCACAGTCAATTACTCTTAAGCCAATTGGGTTCAATGTCACTCAGCCTTATACATTCTCTGCGGTAGATGACCAAGGTAATAACGTCACCAGTTTGTTTACCAATGGTACAAGTGGTTCAATTAATACCAAAGTTTTAAGCATATCCAATTTCGGTTCACGTAATACTGTTACTGGAACATTTAGCAAAACAATTACTATTGATGGTGTAACGCAAACCATTGAAGACCAAGTTACTATCTATCGTCTTCAAGATGCACCATCAGCAATCTCCGTCATTCTCAGCAATGAGAGCCACACATTCTTCGCTACCAACGAAGGCGTGGTCAATGATTATGGTGGCGGAGATTGCACCATTACTGTCTTCCGTGGACTAACCGAGGTTCCATTCTCTTCAGGTAATACTGCTGCTAACAATAAATGGTACTTCAAAACAATCACACCAGATGGTGTTATCGTTGATCGTACCGATGATACAGTTGGTATCTCACTTATGACAGCCGATCAGGGTCACATCGATCTTGAGATTGAGTATCGTGATAATGATGGTGTGGCATCAACGACAACACGTCGCATAAGCTATGCTAAGTCACGTGCAGGGTACACTGGTACGGATGGTGTAACAGTCTTCCAGACTAATGCATCACACACATTCGCTACTGATGTATCAGGCACTCTTCTAAGCGGTGTCAGCTATGATGATGGTAATACCGAGTTCAGCGCATTCGTTGGTGACGAAGAGCTAACATACTCCGAACAACCACAAGTCAATACATTCAGAATTGCTTCCGTTACAACTTCAAATGTTACTCGTGACGGCACAGAAAATGGTCCAGTGGTCGGTATCAGTAATATGTCGGCAGATAAAGGTATCCTTGATGTTACATTAGAAATATACCCTGCCCGTGAAGAATTTCGTAATACTGGGTTTGAGCTTGGACAGGATTTGCTTCAAACACCTAATGGCCCTGATGGCTGGATATTTGAGACTGATCGTCCTCAAGGTAATGTTGGTTATATGGCGGATGATGTTGATCCTGAAAGTCAGCAGCTTTCTAAGCTCGCATGGGGTAATGATGATCCAACCAGTAGTAGTCCGTTTGGACAGCCTGGTACATTTACAATTGGTAAATTAATTTCGGTTAAGGATGTATCTGAAATTACGGTTAATGCCAAAGTGTTCAGCCGCGATCTTACAACGCCAGCAAGCAACACAACATTTGGTTCAAATGAGACATACTATTCTGATGATGATGTGTATGCTCGTATTAAAGCCTATGATGTAAATGGTAATGTTGTAGCGCTTACAGAAGATGTGTCTATCACTTTGTCACATAAGATTTGGAACACTGGTGTCTATGATGGCAATCTGAGTAATCAGTGGCTAAACTTTAATCATACGTTTGCTATACCTTCAAATGTTGTTACAGTGAAGTTATCGTTAGTAGCGGTTGATCGTAATAGAACTATTGGGACGAAAGGTTCTTATGGTTCTCATGCTGCGATCCTTTATGATGATGTAAGCTTTGAAAGTGATGGCGCAATATTTGACATCACTAAGCCAGTCATTGTCACACAGCGTGTAAGCTATAGCAGAGCACGTACTGGTGAAGCAGCAACCTTTACATATATCAGACCGAATAATGGTACTGTGTTGAAAAATGGTGCTGGAAATCTCACTGGCCAGATTGTAAAGATTGATGGCGGTTCATTATCAACTGTGTCTAACTCTGGGCTTACTAGCTCTTCGACACAGCTTTATATTAATGGCACACCATTGTCGCCACGTAGCACATCATATAACTTTGATAGTGATGATATAAGCGGGTCTACAGTGCTTGAAGCACGTGCGGGTGATAGTGGAACCATTTTGGACACAATCACGCTCACGGACGTTCTGGATGGATTAGGCGGGGGATATGTAAGTTCCAATAATGGTCTTACATTGATTAGACTGAATTCAGATTCGAGTACGTTCAATCCTTCATCAACCAGACTTGATGGAACGTTCTATGAAACGGGCACAACGACATCCCCATATATTCGTAAATCTTTGATAAACGTTCGCATGTCTGGTGATGTGATTCAATTACGTTCTACGATAGTAGATGGAGGTGATAGTGAGATAGCTATTACTACGACTGATCAGTCAGGTAATACGATTGCGAATGCGACATGGACAGAAACATCTTCTATGACATTGACCTTCACGTTTACTGATCCTGTGTCTGGCAAGATTATAGATGTGACTGAGACTGTATATGCATTGGATGCTGCTGTGAGAGGCTCAAGACAGTTTTATGCAACGGGTTCATCATGGGGAGATGCAACAGCAAATGCAGCCATTATTTCCCAAGGGTTCTCAGTCGTTCGTAATGATGTTGTGACAATTTCTAACCCTATTACTGGATTCGCACAAACGCGAACATTCGATGGGTCTAACTGGATTATAGTTGTTCAGGTGATTGATGGTAATGCGGTTGTTCAAGGTACTCTATCTGCGGATAGACTGGCATCAGGTCTGATTGAAACGGCACTATTACAGATTGGTAGCTCACGCTTTACGATGTCTGGCACGGATGAGCTTTTGAAGATCACGGATCAGAATGGTCAGACACGTGTTCAAATCGGTAAGCTGGGAACTGATAATTATGGATTACGTCTGTATAGTAGTTCGGGCAATCTTATTCTTGGAACATCTGATGGTATTGACCCAGATCAGTTAAATGATTTTACAACATACTTTGATAGTTTGCCATCAGGGTTCATCGATTATTTTGACAAGCTTTCAGAGAAGCCTAGAAACTTTACTATTCGCGCATGTGGTAACCTTGCGACCAACAAACCATCAACAGTTGGTGATAATGCTTATGAGAGAATTATGGAATATGCTGGTAATGGTACATATAATCTTTTAGCTGGTCCGATAAGCCGTGGTTATACGGTTAGTATATACAACATGCCAACCCGCACATTTACACGTGTTGGTGAACGCGCAGATGGGTTTGATACGTTCAGTTCTATAACTGAATCTTCAGCTATGGCTACATTGTTGGATAGTACAACATCGGATGATCTTATTATTATTCGTACAAATAATGAGCCACAGCGCCATCGTCTTGATGGTGGTCTTGAGGCCGCTATGTATCGTATTGGCGCATCACAGTCGATATACGGAAATAACAATAAGTTTAAATTCCGTTCTGCTTACATCCTGATTGGTAGAGGTGGCATTGGACATGGTAATGGGCATGAGTTTTACAGAGGTGATATTGACAGTGACCCTGATGCGTATCTCGATGTTGGTCTTACAATCTTCCCTGATGGTCGATACACAGTACAGGGTGGTGATGGCATCGCAAATGCTGATGACTTGCTTTACAGTAATGGTGAGACTGTTGGTAGTTTGAGACCTGCTGAGGCTGGTTCTACAGAGGGTGCTGTTATTGGTTCTAATTTGTATGCTGATAATGGTGTTACTGTATTAGATAATGATGATTTACTTAATCAGAACCAGATATGGGATCAGGTCACAGGTGCGCCGACAGATATTTACAATTCATCTGATGCTGCGGTTGGTGGCTTTAATGTTGGCTTTAATGATTATCCAAGTGGTGCTGACAATGCGCCTCCAGCAGGATGGATTAATTGGAACAGTGCTGGTGGTAATTACAAGCGATCTACAGTGACGCAAGGTGGTAATTACTCATTACAAATGATTAGTGATGGGGCTGGTGCTTTTGGTATACAAAGGTTGTCATCAACTAGATATAATAATTTGGTTGCTGGAACACCGATTCGTATAAGCTTTGATTATTATGTCAATAGTTATTCGTCGGGTGCGAGTGGTATATTATTTATTTTGAAAAGAACACAGGATAGCGTTGTTCAATCTTTTAAAATAGAAGTACCAAATTATGATACAGGTGTTTGGCAGCGTGTGACTAAGATTGTGTATGTCGGTGGAAATGACTTTAATCTTGTCCATATATATGCGCTAGGTTCTTGGAATGGTTTCTCAGCATATCCGTCTACTTTAGATATCTTGATAGATAATGTTGACTTTCAGATATTGGATACAGGGTTAAGTAATGCGGCTGTTCCTGTTCCTGATTATAGTGACATTCCAAATACTCCAGCAAATCTACAAGAGCTTGATGCTGCGAGTGGTACGAGTCTTAGTAATCTGTTGAAGGATAGTATTGCTCCTGGCATGTCGATTGGTGGGACAGGTAATGTGTACTTTGAGATCAACAAATTGCCTAATGGTGATTACAATGCTGGTGAGATTAAAATTAACGGTAGTACATTCTATCATCCTAATCCGTCATTGTTTGCTGATAGCTCTTCACAGTCTCGTGGCAAGTTCACATTTACGAATAATGGCACAATTGGAATACAGACACAGATGGAAGGGGCATGGTATCTCCGCCCAATAAAAGCATATGTCATTTTCACAAAGTCTGATTTGTCAACCCGATTTGGTTCAGCGTCTGATTATGCTCTTGGTAGCCAGCAAAACTTCTTTGTCGGGTATTATGATTGGAAAGACTCTCAGTGGTATACGATTCCTAATTCTGGTGCGCCCGTTGCATTTACACCCGAAGATGGTGATTGTATTATGGCAGCATTGTTCATGGGGGAGACTGCGACTGAAATTGAAGCCATTCACATGTTCACATCGGTCAACACGATTCTCCCAGAGGATGGTGCGGATGTTACTACAAGTGTTTTGAGTGGTACTGCTGCTAACCTTATGCCTTCAACATATCAAGTGTTGTTTGGTAATACAGGGTCACGTCCTCATGATAATCCCCAAATTACAACACCTACATATTTCCTTGATGCATCAAAGATGATTATTGGTGGCACAGGTGCGATATCCCCAATCACAAATAAAATCGCATTTAAGCCTATGAATACATCTGGTATAGATAATAACGTTCAGCGCATGTATTTTGTTAACAGTGCAAACGATTATAACTTAATACTTCGTGGCGGTAAAAAATACATATTCTCTTGCTTTATCAATATTCTGGGTGATACTGAAGAGGTTAATTTCTTTGTTGAAAACAAGGATGATAGTAATAATAGAACACTTGTTCGTATGATACGAGTGGGTACATCTACATTTGTCGAAGATACGGGTGGTTGGGTAAGAGGGCAATGTGTATTTGATTTGACCTCTGAACCAACTGATGAGTATGAGTATCGACTTGGTATGACTATTAAGAATGGTACGACCAGCACAACACTTAATGGGTTGTGGATGGATGGTCTAATGCTGGAGGAGCTTGTTGGAACGAATGAGGTTCCAAGTGCTCTTAATGCGCCAAACTATTCAGAAAATGAGGCGACACGTGATCTACGTTCTTCGGGGCGTTCTGATACTGTTTTCCGTAATGGGTTTGAAGACTTAGAATGGGGTGAATGGTTTGACAATGTTGGTAGTGGGTATGAGCTTGAGGCGTCTGGAAATACTTTTTCTGGCAATACATCTGGTCTAGTTACAGGTGATGGTACAAGCACTCCACCTAGTGGTGGTTCAACGGATGGAGTGCGTGTGGAGCTTCCTAAATCATATTCTACAAGCTTTGCTGCGTATGAGATTGATAATCCTGATGGTAGTGGCACAATAACGCGATCACGCAAAGTTCGTGTGACGGCCATGGTAAAGAATGTTGATAGCTCTGAATTTGCTATAACCTTTTCTACAAATGATATTGGTAATTCTGGATGGCAGTATTTCACACCTTCAAATGCGTGGCGCGCTTATTCGTTTATTTATGAGATTGGGGATGTTCAAGACTCTGAAAATAATCAGTATGTTGGTATTTGGGGTGACACATCGAATAATGGTGGACGCATTCTAGTTGATAATGTGTCGGTTGAATTATTACCAGATGTCAGAGAAACAGGTGGGGGTATTTTTGCGGCGTTGCAGGATCGTTTGAGTGCGGCTAACATCACAACATATATTGAGGGTGCGGCAATTGATACAGCCTTAATTAAAAATGCTGCGATTACTAATGCGCTGATTGGTAATGGTGCAATTACCAATGCTAAGATTGCAAATGCTACTATTGATGGTGCTAAGATTGCAAATGCCACAATTGGTAGTGCTCAAATTGCAGAGCTTCTAGGTGATAAGATTAACTTTGGTAATAACACAACCTTTGAGGATGCGAATAACAGTTTCTATTCTATTGCTGGTGGCAAGCGTTATAGATTTGGTGGTCCATTTGGTAGCAACTCTGATTTGTTACTTTGGTTTGGCAATGATAGTGTTACTTTGAATTCAGAGACTAAGACTAATGGTATATTTGCTTTGGCTACTGATGGTGAGGTGTATTATGGCGCTGATCCTATTTCAGATGCGGCTGTAGATAAACTTTCAAGTGTTAAGCTTTCAAGTCAATTCATTTTTGACGCCAATAATGGTGGTGGTAGTTCAGGTACATTCACGACAAATTCTGTGACAGCTACACCACAAGGTGGTTCAGGTTCATATACGGTAGAATGGGTCAGGGTTGATGGGAGTTCTGCTATTACCGCGAACTCTTCAACAAGCCTAACAACTACATTCACAGCTACGGTAGCAAATAGTGATACAGCGTTTGCCACATTTAGAATTATTATCACTGACACAGATGGTAGAGAAGCATCTAATGATCTGCGAGTGACTATTTCTAACTTTGGTGGTGGTGGGATTGATCCATAAGTCTAAGATTATACAACATAGAAAGTAATTGGTGCGACCTATGTTGTATAATCTTAGTCATTTTTATATTACTATTCCCCTCTTATTACCTATTTGTAATATAATGTTTTGATGCCTTGGATATAAGAAATTCATCAAATTTCTCCATAACCTCTTGCTGAACATCATCAATACACGCATTAGCATCAATGCCCTTACAGCGTTCTTTTTCAACACATGATGTTTTATAAAAGCCTTCAATAATCCTATCAAAGAATTCCTCACCCATTAGATCAAATCTATTACTTTCATCGGGACGTGCATTTATTCTATCTTTAACAGTTTGTGTTGTTGCGTTCAATACAAATGTAAGATCAGGCATAATACCAGAACATGCCATAATATGAAGGTCTTTAATATCACCCATTGAAGCATGAGCCGCCTCACCTTGACGAGCATACCATTGATAAACTTTAGTACTGTCAATGTATCTATCAGAAATAACAATCTTGTTCTGCATTAATGCAGGATTAATAATGTTGACATATATTTCCCGTCTTGCTGCGGTATACAGTAATAACTCTGTCACAGGATCAATATCATTAGATAGAATAACGTTTCTGATGTCAGCAGCAACATCAGTACCACCAGGGTCTCTTGTCACAACCACTCTATCAGAACCATACCTAGTTCTCAAAATTTCTGCAAACCTTTTAACAGCAGTACTCTTACCAGAGCCATCAACACCTTCAAACGTGATAAACATAACAAATCCTTATAGCTATAATTTATAATATATGATAATATCATTGTGATAAACGAATTATGATACCACAGCCCACAATTGTATTAATTTTGTATAATGACATTGACAAACTTAGTTAAAATGGTAAATAGAAATTATGAACACTACATTTCGACAGCGACAGCAATAGCACATAAATCACCACGAAGTGATAATGATGGTTAATGCGGCGTAGTTTAGTGGTAAAACGTCTGATTTTGGCTTAGAAGACCGCAAGTTCGAATCTTGCCGCCGCATCCAGAACCTTATTTTCATTATCATAGGCCATCTACTGTTATGACTAAATACAATGGTAATACAAGGTATATGTGTATGATTGTTAGATTATTTGAAGAAAAAGATCACCTACAAAGTTTCAACACACTAATTGAAATACAGGCTTTAATGTCCGTCTGTAATGAGCATCAGCATTCTTTAACTAGAATGGCATCAGGTGATGAGTCAGAGGTTCGGATAATCGATGCAAAAAATACGATATTAAAACATTTTGAAGATTTTAAACAACAGGTGAATAAACAGTATCAAGAAGATATTAACGATACAATGAGTATCAAGACACCAAAACTAAGAGAAGCATTACTAAATCTATATAAAGCTAGAAAATGTAAGGTATTTATACATACAATAAGCTCATATATGGAAGGAAATTTTATCACATCTGTTAATAATATGTCAACATTAGGAATATACCCATCCAGAAAATTCGATAGGCATATGCGTAAGATGGAACAAACCGTGGATAATTATGTCGGTGTGATTCCTGATGCATTTAGTATTATCCGCTATATAACAAGAATCATTCACTTTTTTGGTGAGGCAGGTGATAGTGAAAGTTCTGGTATGACAACAAATATCCCAGAACTTGTAACAGCACATCGAAACTGGCAACCACAGAAAAACGGAATTATCGAATTTTTAGAGTATTGTTTGAAACAAGAAGAAGAATTTAATATTAAAGTATCTGCTAATATGGATACAACACTAACAACTGTCGAAGGTTTAAAAAACCTTGATGGATATATCCTAGATGAAGATGTACCAGAAAATAATGAAGAGATTTTACCAGTCAGTGATAACATGTCTTGGTGGAATCTGAACACATCTAGCTGTCGCAAGGAGGCAAATGCCGCCAATCATTGTGGTAGTGCAGGCTATGACAACACCTTGTTTAGTCTTCGTCGCCGTGATGAAGTGTTTGTAAAAGAAATCAACAAGGTTGTCGTGGTATACCGACCATTGATTACTGCTTCAATCAATATGAATAGTAAGGCCATGTATGAGTGTCGTGCTAACGGCAACCAGAAACCATCTAAAAAGTATCATGATGCTATTGTGAAAATGTTAGTTAAGTTAGAAATTGAGAACATAGCGTCAAATGGGTATAAACCTGAAGAGACTTTCTTACTGTCAGATTTATCAGAAGATTTATCGAAATACCTTTATAGTAAGTTAGTTGCATCTGTACCAGAAGATGTAGACACAATAAAAATAGATGGATATGGCTTCACACTAGAAGACCATAGCTCAAAAGAGTACAAAAATATATTAGATATATTTCACCCTGATAAGCGTGATATTGATTTCGATTATTATAGTAAGATATTGGCAGGAGAATATATGTTTGATGGCCATAGTTTGGACTTAAGCACAATCAAGAGTTATTACCGTGATATATATTTTAGTTATAATGGGAACAAACTTCATAAACTAATAATAAAGTCAATCATATCAGATGAAAGTGAATTATCAAAAGCATTAAATGCAGCCATCGAAGAAAATATTATAGAAGACGGACCCACTATTGAAGAATTTAAATCATGGATTACTGATAATGCAGATGAAGATGATATAGAAAATATAATTCTTAATAGTAATGATGTATTGGGTTACTATGATAATGTTTCTCGTAGCACAGAGGAAGCAGATAGAAATGCCAATGAAAAAGCTTTTCATGATCTGTTTAATGATTTCTTAGGACAAGAGTTTTATCTTAAATATGAGGATGAATACGATTATAATAATAATTTCAGTATATCTGCACACATCGCGCGTGAAAATGGGCTGAATGGTAAATATGCCCTTATGTTTGTCGCAGGTTCAAGAGACTCACTAATAGAGAAATTGTGGGGGTTTGGATGCATGAGGTACAATAATAGTTTTTTCAATCATCTTGAAATTAACATGAGTGAAGTTGAGACTATTGATTTTGAAAGAAAATATAGATATGGTGCATCAGCAGAAGACAAGGATCATAAGTCTGCATGGGAAGAATATGGTATATATGAAGTAGATTGGGCTGATGGTTTAGAGCCATGGAAATTATTCAAGGATAATGAGAATTCTTGACTTGTGTAAATAGAATATTAGTAGCAGGTATTATCAGATGATTACTGAGCTTGTTCACGAACATGAAGGTATGTTGTCAAGGGTAGACAATGACACAGTGAGCCTAAGAAGGACTTACCACTCATAGTGGACACCTTAGCCAAAGCGCTTGTTGAAATCTCGCTGCAACCCTCAGAGACACGTCCGCATAACTATTCCGAGGATAATTATCCAGAACATACCCGTCACTGTGTGCGCCTGCCATATAAGTCCGTTTTATTGGCCATGGTGGGTTATCCCTTTTGGAGGTTGTCATAATGAATGTTGAGATCGATAATTATTGCAACCATATAGCGTGTCTCTTCAAGCGTCGGTGTATCATCAGTACCAATGAGTTTGAGTTCGGGTAACTTATCCAATATATCGGCGGCATATACTTTAGACATTTTTAGTGTCTTGAAAGTGGTACATCCAAACTTACGACCATCAACCATTGACAGTGACCAATCTTTACTGAACGTAAGTCCTGAGAAGCCAGAGGAAGTTCTTTTACGCTTGTACGCGTGGTGGATGATAAGTGTGTCTTCTACGCACTGCTTGTAATCAACTTCGACTACTTCACCATCCTTGAATTCAATAGACACCTTCTTGGTCGCTCGCATAGCTCATTCTTTTCCACAAATAGGCTCACCAGAACCATCAAGACGAGCAGTCATTCCAGCAGACTCATATGGAACCCACATATCAGAACGATAAAAGAATAGATATTGGCAACCATACTCAGGATCAATCCATACACTAATATTACGAACAGGAGTTCCATCATTATTATATATGGTTTCCGTCTCAATATCGAGAACAGATTCTGTTGATGTATCACGACTACCACCACATGCTGATAGTAATAACAATCCTGTAAGTGCTATGATTAAATTCTTCATTTGTTTTTTCTTCAAATAACTAGATATTGCTGATGATGATAAAAACCTGTCGCCTTCTTCAAACTTTACACCATTAAGTTTGAACTTGTTTGTTACAGTATCACCATTCACACTGTAATTACACACATTGATATGTCCAAGACGAGCAAGACATTCTCTTAATGCTTTAAATGATGGATGATCTACAAAACCTGTTCCAGACCATGTTTTATGTTCAGTATTGTTAATGCGATATGAATAACTTACACAAACAGATGTTAAGTACTCATGCTCGATAAAGAATTCTGGATACTCAAGTTTTTCAACATTATCACCATGACGTTCATCAAGATATACTGATGCAGGTATATAAGTTAATGACATGCTTTTATCATCCAATCATAAGTTGAAGAGTTAATGACATCTTCCATTATAGCTACTTTTAGCTGTTTTCGCAAATCCTCTGACACAAGGGTCGCCATATATTCACTACCAGTATATATAACTTTACCAAATGTTTCTTCATCATATGGACTACCGTATTTTTCACCTGTTCGATAATCATAAACTTGAAAGATTTTCTTCTCATTTATAACTTTGGCTACGATACTGAATGGTGCATAATCATCATATTCCAAATGTGGCACACCATTACACATCATACCAAACTTTCGATCAGCAACTATTGCTATATTCTCAAGCACACCTTTCCCATAGTCATCCGTGATAATATAGGGTTCAGAACCATGTTCATATTTTATTTTTATCATCATAACATCCGTTAAGAAGCTCACTCATCTAATCGTATTACATATTAGATGAGTGAGTTCAAGACTATATTAAGCTGGTTCTAGGAAACCTTCTGCGGCATCCCAAATTCGACGGTTAACACGAATAATTTCAATTGGGTTCTTCAATCGTGATGATGTACGCTGTGATGGTGATCCTTCGACTGGTTGGCCAATTGACCGAATGATACCACCTTTGATAACTTTTTCCTGAAGACGATTGAACACTGTCCAAATATCATCACCATTATCTTGTGAACGAATTGGCTTGAGCATGTCTTGGAAGTTAATACGTTCAATCTCATCTTCACCAAACCGAATAGTTGCGATTTCTTTTGCAAGGTCACGCTGACGATTACCAGCAATAAATGTGCCTTTCATACGAGATACAACTTCCGCAACTTCTGGCGCATTATCAACAATACGTTTGACTTCTGCCATAATGTCAGACTTTTCACCAAGATGACGAATAGCCGTTCCAGTGCATGTGTCTCCTACTACCATACCATTTGAACACACAGGTCGAAAGACGCCTGTTGATACTTCGAGACGTGTCTGCCCATTAAAGCTATTCAGAACCACAATCTCGTACTGTTCTTCATTATTGAACAAGTATGAAAGTTCTGGATTACGAAAGCGCACACAGTGACGTGCATGTTGAAGCTGATTATGATTGTTTGGGCGGTCATGTGGCTTTGTTTGAAAGGCTGAAACAACACCGAAGTTAGATTGTTCCATGATGTCAATCAGTTCAAGTGTGCTGATAGGGACATAACGTTTTGTCATGTTATGATTAGAACCATCATTACCGATGACAGGAACCGCCTTGATAAGCTCTTGACGAGAAATTGCTTCCCCATCTTGAGACTCAATCGAATACTGATGAGCGCCTGCATAAATTGTTTTTTGTGACATTGTTTTATTCTCCGTTTTGACTATGAGGAGAGTTATACAAACAAAAAACTATTATGTCAACTACTTTTATTTTTTAATAGTGATACCCGTATCATCACAGAATTTTTCAAACCTTTTCATCTCTATTAAATCTAATGCTATGACATCATTAACAGGATCAACATATCCATCACCAATATCAAAATTATCCAATGTCCATTCCATGATTGCGCTATCTTCAAATGACACATTTTTTAGCTCGTCATGAAAATCTGATATGTGAACATTAATAGTTTCATTGATGCGCTTATCATATTTTGTGTTGAGAACTGTTTTAATGGTTTCTAGGATTTTATCAGTCGGTACAAAATTCTTAGTACCAGCTATCCAAGACTTAGTACCAGCAACATGAATGGTCATCGCACTACCAGCAGCTTCCTTGATAGAATTGCATGTATCAATCTTAATACCATCACTTGTATTTCTTACTGTGATTAAAAAAGCCTCTGTAACGCTCGCTGAAAGCCTCTCTCTATCATATGACATCTTCCTGTCACTTTCATCACGAATGCGCTTATAGAAGCCTGAAATGGCTGTATCGACACGTAATCTCTGTCTGACATGATTATAAAGATCACGCATTGGTGAATCAGTGCTATATTTGATACCATGATCAGTAATAACTCTTAACGTCCAACCTTTAGCTACTGCCTTGATAAGAGCTTCATCATTAGATTTCAGATTACCATCAATTTCTAATGTAAGCTTGTCATTATCAGATGTATAGACGTGTAGAAATTTATCTTTATCAACACGTATCTTGCCAGCTCTAATCATATTGTTGACCATCTCACCATAAGAGGTTTTAGTGACAGGCATCATTACATCTTCTGTTGTGAAATTTTCTTGTAATGAATCAGCCCATGTTTCAAAAACTTCATCATCAGCATCAACAACTTCTTCTATGGATTGTTTATCGACTTGCAAAACAGAGCCATCATTATGTCTCACTAATGAAATGTCACCCGATGATGGTTCTCTCATCAGACTAAATCGTTTTGACTTTTTTACTTCTTCTGGCTGATCGTTAAGCCATTCGTTAATTTTTGCCTTAATAGGGTCCATGATAATACCTCTTCACAAGACGTATTTAGTCAGGAACATTCAATCCCATTGAATATGATTAGGCAATTCCTTGAACTGACGAATATATATGCTTTTCAAAATATCATCAAAGTTTTCATCAGGGTTTACAACTATGTCGCTAATATCTTGTACAGTATAATCAAACTCATCAGCCCGCTGTAGACCACGGACATCATCACGGGTAGCCCATGTTATCAAAATAGAACAATCACTCTTACGGGCGTAATGACACGCATTACGGATGATTGTCACAAGACTGTGAGACGTATTATCAAGGTCAGCGTACATTTGTTCAAACAATGGCGACTTAATTTTACCATGCTTGATAGGATGCTTAATAGCTTTTCCTAAAAATTCCAGCTTATCAAGATACAACATCTTCATCATCCTCATCATTCTTATATGTCAGATTGTCAATAATAGTTATAGTATTACTATTTTCAACCGTTTTATATAAGGATGCTGCCAGCTTTTGGTCAGAGTAATCCATTAACGTGATAGGGACAGAAAAGGCCAATATCAGTAAAAGCGCATAAAATATAAATGAAATCATCATATCCTTAATCAGCCTTCACAATTTCAAACACATCTCCATGAGCGTTACCTCTAATCATCACCATAAGCCCTCTAATGATAAATTGCATTGATACAATAATGACCAGTGACATCAGAATTACAAATATAAACATGAGTACAACTAGCATTATAATTCCTATCATCATTGTCACTAAAACTGAAATTAGTGCCTCGCCCACACATTCATAATACATCATCATATGAAATGATGACACACGAATGATATTACTAAACATGTGACTTTTGTTAAAATTGGTTGCAAATGCAAAGACTGGCGCAAACACAATTGATGATAGCAATAAGATTAGTGCAGCTTTCTGTTGTTTTGACGAAGTTGCGAATCTCTCCGTTAAAACCTCTAAGAACTCTTTTGGAATTATTCCATACCACTCAATCATAAGTATCCCGGTCCTAGTATTATCATTGTCTGTCATACATCAACCAGTGTGTCAACTTGATGAAGTTTATTGTTATTCGATATGCTAGGAATTTGGATGCAGTCCCGCTCCCGCTACTTCTGGTAAGGTCAATAGAACATATATCTTATAATCTTATTAGTAATATTTTTAGTAATTATTATAGAAAATTATGAGAATCTTAAGAGAATCAT